TTTTGCACGAGTAACCATATTGTCAATCGAAAGGGATTTAGAGATTGAGAAAGTAATAGAGGCAAGGTGTAAAGCAGCGATTGAGTTCTATTATGATTATATTAGACAACTAGCAAATAAAAACGTATAATTATGACATCAGTAGAATGGTTATTAAAGATATTAGAAGCTCAAAAAGAAGATGCTTTTAATTATCATGAATGGTTAATAACGTTTAATCATGCTTTAGAAATGGAGAAGGAGCAATTTGAAAAAATAAAAGATTTTGAGACATGGAAAGAATGGAAAGATTTATAATAATAGCAATGTGTTTTTTTTGCTTATCTTCATTTTACGAGGCTACGTACTATGGTGGTAGCTTTCACGGAAACTACACTAAGAGTGGTGAAATATTCGATAAGAATAAATTAACAGCAGCGTCAAATAAACTACCTTTAGGATCTTTAATTAAAGTGACTAATAAAGAGAATGGTAAAAGCGTAGTAGTTAAGATCAATGACACAGGCGCAATGCCAAATCATGTAATAGATCTAAGTGAGAAAGCATTTAAAAAGATAGCTGATTTAAAAACAGGCAGAATAAAAGTAAAGGTAAATATAATCAAATGGAAAAGTTAGGAATGATTTTAATATATTTAGGACTCCCAGCACTAGGTATATGGTTATGGTATATATTAATACATTTTATAATTAAATTTTGGTAAACATGGAAATTCGAGAATTACAGAGACGTATCCACAAGAACGCAATCGACAAAGGTTTTTGGGATAAACCGCACAATTTTGGAAACGATTTAATGTTAATAGTATCTGAGTTAGGTGAATGCATAGAGGCACATAGATGTGGAGACTTTTGCGATATGGACGCTTACAACGAGTTAATGACAAATGAAACGTACGATTTTGAAACGTGCTTTAAACGTGAAATAAAAGATACGATGGAAGATGAGTTAGCAGATGCTTTAATTAGAATACTAGACACTGCTGCTGGTTACTCAATAGACTTGCAGAAACACGTAGAACTTAAAATGTTATATAATGAGAAAAGGGAGCGTCTTCACGGAAAAAAGTACTAAGTTCTCAAAACGAGAATTAAGGATAAAAAGAGCAAAGTTAAGGCACTCAAGGCGTCACTTTAGATTAGAAATAAACAAATCAAAAAACAACGAAAACGAAGATGGAAACTAAAGAACAAATCAAAGCTTTACAAAGCAAGTTAACAGGCGATTTAATGAACGATTGTGAACTACACAATGAAATCTATAAGCTAAAACAACAATTAGCATTAGAGGAAGGAATAACAATCGAACAGGTAGATGAACAAGATGATTACGAATGCTTGAGCTGTGGGAGTTAAAATAGTATTAACCATAGAAGAAGACGAGTTTGGAGACTTGAATTCTGAATTAGTAGCTGAAGATATCGAGATATTAGAGGCGCTAGAAATAATAAGAGATGCTCAAGAGGAGCTATATTTAAGTAGAATAAATTTAAACTAAAAAAAATGAGTGAAGTAAAAGGAACGATTAAAGAAATTAAAGCAACACAGGTAGTAAGTGATAAATTCAAGAAAAGAGAATTTGTCTTAACTACAGAGGATAAATACCCTCAAGACGTATTATTCCAACTTTCACAAGATAATTGTGATTTAGCGAACATTTTTAAAGCTGGTGATAAAATAGTACTTGCTTATAATCTAAGAGGTAGAGAATGGGTAAACCCACAAGGTGAAACAAAATACTTTAATACTTTGGAAGTATGGAAAATGAATTACCAAGATGAAACAATGAAGCCTGTAGTAAAAGAAGAAGTACAAGAAACAAAAGAAGTTTCAGATCTTCCGTTTTAAAATAAATTATTATATTTGTGAAAGGGTAGTCGGCCAAGCGAGGCGTTGCCCTTTTCTAATTTAAATCAATATGACAAATATCATTATAAGTCTTTTCGTTGCCTTCATAATTCATCAGGAGCTTAATTTCGGTTACTATGTAAGAAAGTGGACAGGGACTAGAATAAGTAAACCGATTAAAGTACTAGACTGTTTTCCATGTTTCTCATTTTGGATTGCAGCAATAATAAGTTTATTCACTCATGACTACCTAACACCGTTAGCAGTCTTTTTAATAATTAAATTCTATGATAATAAGTAAACAAGCATACGAGTCTTTTTTAAAAGTAAAGGACTTAATAGACAAGCCACAAATAAAGTATTCTAACGAAGAATTCTTATTACTTTCAGAAGTATATTCAGAGATAACTAAAAAGCCACTAACTAAGGGTTGTGCTGGTTGTCTTGAGACAGGTTTAAAGATTCTTAAGAACTGGTCAAATCTATTCTCAGAGGCTACTAAACTAGCATATGAGACTCAAGAGGCAATTAAGAAAGTAAGAAAGCCAAGAAAACCAAAAGCGTAAAGCAATGGGAAAGCATAAGTACATAGAGACACCCGAAAAACTATGGGAGTTGTTTGAAAGTTATGTTTTACATGAAAAACAAAACCCTATGTATAAACAGGAATATGTAGGTAAAGATGGAAGGACTGAATTAACCCCTTTAGAGACTCCGATAACTTTTGAAGGCTTTGAATGTTATTTAATGGATAAAGGAATAATAGGAGATTTAGGACACTATTCAAACAATAAAGATGAAAGATACAGTGAATATGTCACTATCATTACACGTATAAGAAAAAATTGTTTTGTACATAACTTTAGAGGTGCATCCGTTGGTTTGTTTAATGCTAACATCATAGCTAAGAAATTAGGTCTATCTGAGAAAGTAGAAACACAGCAAACGATTATACAAAGGTTTGATTTCGATGTCAACGATTAAAGGGTATACACCACATTTAAAACAAAAAGAAATACATAACTCTATAATCAATGAGGGTTATAAATATTATATTCTAAACATTGGCCGCCAATTTGGCAAAACAATGTTAGGTATTAACCAAATGTTGTATTGGGCTATCAATCACAAGGGGTGTAACATTGCGTGGGTAACTCCTATCTATAAGCAGTCAAAGAAAGTGTTTGACGAAATGGAAAAGGTCACTAAGTCAAGTGGCTTGTTTGAGTATAATCGAAGTGACTTAACGATAAGCGGTTTCAATTCTCAGATACAATTCTTTTCTGGTGAAAGACCTGATAACATTCGAGGTAATACATTCGATTATCTAATAGTAGATGAGATGGCATTTACACGCCCTGAGTTATGGAGTGAGGTATTAAGTGCAACGGTATTAGTAAAAGGTAAAAAAGTGATCTTTATTAGTACACCAAAAGGTAAGAATCATTTTTACCAATTAAGTTTACAACCTAATTACGATAATCGTTATAAGTACTTTCACTATTCGAGTTATGATAACCCCATGATTGATGCGGAGGATTTAGAAGAAAGGAAACGATCACTACCTAAACATATATTTGAACAGGAATATTTAGCAAAGTTCATTGATAATGCTAGTGGGTTATTTAAGAATGTGGATAGTTGCGTAATTAAGAACGCTGAGCGTACGCAAAAACTATTCGGTGGTTTAGATATAGGTAGAGCGGACGATTACACCGTACTAACGATCCTAAACAAGAACTATCAAATGGTATACGTTCAAAGATGGAGGCAACAAGAATCAAGGGGATGTATTTTTCGAGATGCTACAGAATAAAGTATACAACAACGTACAGCCCTATGTAACTACTACCGCAACTAAACCAATAATGATTGAAGATTTAGCTGTACACTTTGAAAATAAGGATATCGGAATACTAAATGAAAATTGGTTAGTAGATGAATTAAATGCATTTACTTATATTTACAACGAAAAAACCAGGAGAGTGCAATATGGCGCACCACAAGGCGTACATGATGACGGTGTAATGTCGTTGGCACTTGCAGTACAATCAATAAAGAAAAATCAATATGGCTATTTTGAAGTATATTAATATTAAGGCCCCGAAAACATTAAACGATTTAAGGATAAAACATCTTAAAGCTTTAACGAATGAAAAGTATCAAAAGGCAATGGACTTAGGTACAATCATAGAGTTTATATGTTTAATTACAGGAGCTAAAAGAAACGATTTAAACAAGGTTAATATATCGGAGTTACGAAAGATTCATGAACACTGTATAGGGTTGTTTAAAGACTTCCAATTGACTAAACCGAAAGACGAAATAATAATCAATGGAGTGAGTTATTTATTGGTCGACCCTTCAAAGGTCGGCATAGGGTGGCATATAGATATTAGTAACTCAGATTTGCAAAACGATCCGAGTAGATTAGCAAGTTTAATGTATATCGAAAAGGGTACTACATACGGTGAACTTGATGAGAATTTAAACATGAAGTATTCAAACCAAGAACGAGCAAAACTCTTTGAAGAACACTTACCACTACCCGACTATCTTAATCTAGTTAGTTTTTTTTTTGCGACAATCAATCGAATTAATGAGCAGTTATACGGTAAACAAGAAGATAAGGATAAGACTGATAAAGGCGGTGAGAGGTTTGTTTGGGAGAAATTGATCCACTATCTAAGTAAAGAATACAATCAAACGTGGGAGCAGATTGTAAAATGGAATATATTTACTTTCAATCATAGGTTAAAATTTATTAACTTTACCAAAGAACAAGAAATAAAAACAATCCAACGTGAGCGAAGGTGATATAGCAGCAGGTTTAGATTTTGGTAGGGCTGAAGATATTTTAAAGAATACTTCCGATAGTCCTATGACTAATCTATTGTTACAACTCACGAACGAACTAATAGCAGACTGGAGAAAGC